CTTCTGCCCTCAAATCGCGTCGTATTACTATTTTGGTTATATTTGAAGTGATTGCAGTATTAGTATCGTCTATGATTTTTAAATATTTACTATACTTAAATCTTGCTCCATACTTGTTAAGTTCTTTTGAATTCGCATAATTCTTTATATTCGTTAGAATAATATCCTTTAGGTAATTGGGATCGGATGTAGAATTCGAATTATAATATGCAGTGGTGTTGGATTCGATGTAGAGATATTTTAGATCAATAATTTCAGGTACTATTCCCGCAACAGCATACCTTCGCAAAGAGTTTATAATGTTATCTTTAACCTGATTGGAAACAAAAGGTCCATTAATTGGTTTTATACTAATAAAAACTTTTCCGTATTTTGGAGGACTTAAATCTTCTCCACCAAAAACAGATATAGATTCTGCCTCGGGATAGATTGTCGGAATGATTGTCTCATAATCAGTTGCTGTTACAGCTCTATTTTGCGCAGAATATTTTCTTGGAGCATACTTTTTAATAGACTCTACTGATTCTATTTCTCTTCCATTTTGTGAGGAAGAATTTGTTGTGATTAGAGAAATGCCAGACGTGATAACTCTATTGTTATTATCAACAATACGACCATTAAATGAAAATGATGATACCCCATCAGCCGCCGGCCCATTTGTGATAGTATAAGAGATTTCAATATAATTTAAATTCTCAAGTTTTTTCCCAAAAATTCCATCACCAAAAATTAATTCATATCTCTGATCTTCAATTTCCTGAATGAAGAAAACACTTGATTCTGAATTAATCTGAAAAAGATTTTTTGATAATTTGAAGGATCTTCTAATAGTACTTGATTGAGTATCTCTGACAAAAACATTAATAGAATCTATGTCAATATTTGGATTGTCTAAGATAAATCTTTGATTTGGGTTATTTGCATCTACCGTGAAATTATTAACTACGAATGTTCCTTCAAAAATGTTTATGTTTTCAAATAAAGCAATTCCATTCACTATGGGAATTGTTATATCTTGCGGAATTATGAAGGAAAAACTTTGATTACCAAAAGTTGTATTGGTTGTACAAACAACCCCGGATTTAAGAGTTAGGGTAAGAGGATTAGTCGAAAATCCAGTTGTATCTACAAAAAATGAAATATTTGCCTTTGAAGAGGAGCGAGAATGGGGAACATATCCAATATTCCTTGCCAAAGAGACTACATTTTCCCTGAGAGTTGCACTATCAATAAAAACCTCATTGCTAATCATATTAGCATTGTATGAGGAAATGTAGGTATTATATGCTAAAACGTCAATGAGTGTTGAGAGATTTGATCCTTCAAAGTCATAGTCAGTAAAATTTGAATTCGCTCTTAAGTACTCGCGAATTGAGGATCTTATTTGGTCGAAGTCTAAATTAGTAAAATTAACTAATGCCATTTATCTTGTTGGCTGTAGTGCAAATGATAATTGTTGAGGAAGAACGTCAATTCCTACGATGCGATAGTTGATTGTAACGTTAAATTCATTACTATCGTAGTTTGGACTAACTATTACTTCGATTAAATTTACCCTAGGTTCATAGTTTCGAATAGTATTTTCAATTTCGTCTTTGATGATTGATGAAGAAATATCATCAATATTCTCAAAAAGAGACCGACTAACTTTTGAACCCAGATTTTGATTGAAAAATCTTTCGCCAGGATATGTAAGCACCAAATTGCGGATAGAACGGGCAATTGCAGTCTCGTTTTTCAGAGCAATGAGATCATAGTTAATTGGGTTGACCTGAAATGTCATACTCAGATCTTTGAAACCTTTACTTACCCGTTCTAAAGGCATAAAAACCTTAACAAATCTATCTTATTTATTAAGGTTTTTTACCTCATAAAGTGGTTCTGTACCATACTCCCAATCATCATAATCATTATCATTACGAATTTTGGAATGTATTTCGTTTTGAAGAATAAAGTTGTGCTTTTTGGGAGTTAAATCGTCATTTGAAATTTCTCTAAGCATTTTTTGAGTCATTTTTTTCTCCTGATTTATAGAAAATCAGAACTTTTTACGGGGTTTCTATCCCGAGACTTGGAATATTATTTCTGTTTAGAGTGTAATTCTTTTGAATGCGAATTTGCGAATTCTTAAAAGTCCAACATTCTCCTGTATTATCTATAAATACGACCCACTCCAAATCGTGCTCTTGAGAACGATCAATACAAAAAAATGCCCACCCATTACCTTTTGGGGTCACAAGAGGAATGGGTGGGTTTAGTTGAATCATAATGAATTACTTTCCTTGACCGCGATATCTCTTCTTTCTTCCATTACGAGACGTTGCGCTTAGTAATGTACGAGAAGAACGTCCCTGACGAGTTTTCTTAGGAGCTCCTGCTTCAAATACAGTCTTGTTCAATCCACCTTTAGCCATTTTAAGTTACCTCCTTAATTTCAATCAAATAATACGAGTTTTCTCATGTCCCACCCGAATCCGTGGGTCACACCAAATTTCAAAACCTTTTTCCTTTGCATCAAGACAGAATGAGACATCTTCGCCGCACATATCCTGAACTGCTCCAGATTCAAATACTTGCATCTTTGGAGCAAACCAAGGGTACTCAAGGTTCTCAAAGACACCTTTCTTAATCATTACCCAACCAAAACCTGTATAGTCAACAGTGAAGGGTTTGCGACGCTTTGAGATACTCTCAACAGTTTCGTGATTCATGACTCCACCATTCTTGCGGAAGTCGTCTTCTTCCAACCAGTGCGCGACAGAGGTTGTGTGACCGTCTTCAGTTGCATACCAACCTGCGACAATTTCACGCTCCTCTCCTTCTTCTGGGAAAGCAACATCACAGAGTTGCCAGAATTTGGTTGAATCAAAAACAATGTCAGAGTCAATCCAAAGTTGATAATCATATTCAAGTTTTCCGTCCCAAGGAATCTGATTGGGACCACGAAGAACATTTGCACCAAGAACTTTGCATCGTGCGAAGTTAACCATAGAAGAGTAATCTTGAGAAATCTGAATACTCATTCCATTCTGAACTAAGTCAAAACAGAGTTGTACAAATGCCTTGAGGAAAATAAATGAACATCCTCTTCCAGGTAAACAGAAGACGATGCTCTTCCCTCTCATTCTTTCTTTAATTGCATCAATATCCCATTCTTGTTCTTTGGGTTTTGGTGCCGCAGCTTTTACAGTAAATCCTTTTGCCATAAGTTAAAATAACCTTCAAACTCAATTTTAACAGTCTATATATGCACTTGTCAATGAGAGGAATTTAGAATTACCTCTCTGTGTGTGATAACTTCCTCATACTGCAAATCTTCCTTAGAAATATTCATATCAATAAACTCAATCATTCTGTGCAGCATCTCCCAGGTCTCAGAGAATTTATCCTCTGATAAACAGTGATAAATGCACTTATTCTTTGCATATATGTGATATATTTTTTCCATAGGGTCTCAAAAATTTTTCCGAAAATTTTTTTATTACTTTTTTATTTCGTAACCGCATTATATATCATCACTATCAGAATTCCAAGGGGCACTCCGATAAATCTGAAAATTTTATCAGGATAGCGAATTAACCATCCTGCAAAGACAACCTTCCAGAAATTCCAATATGGGGTTTTTCTGCGGGCGTTTTTCATTCTTCAAGTACTTGCGGAAAATTTTTAAGAGAACGATATTTAGAGGTCGATTTGTCACCTCTGTAGGTTAGGAAGGACCCAAATTCTTATACGGGGCGTTAACGCCGCGCGGCGGCATAAGGAACGCGGCATAAAACACTGCCGAATCACTACATCACCAATCATAACATAAGGAGGCAGAGAGTGTCAAACCCTCTGCCCCCAGACTATCAGAAAGCAATCACATCTGCAGTGGGTTCGCTATTGTAACCCTCAGTGGAATTGTCCTCAGCGATTGCATCCAGAATGGACAGAATCTCAGTGCCAGTGTTACCTTGCTTGAGCAGAGAGATAAGAACTTGCTTGGTCATAATGAAGTCAGTTAGTGTGAATAAAGAACAGAGAGTTTGTATCAGTTAGCGTCAGTTTCTTGTGCGGCATTTGCTTCTGCAACGTCAGATGCGATAACATCAAGAACCTCCAGAAGCTGAGTGCCAGTGGCAACTTGATTGCTGCGGAGAATGGCAATAGCAAGGTCGCGAGACATAGGAAGAAAAGTGTAAGAAACTGTTTGGAGTGTGAGTGTCTTTAATAGGGGCGCATCTCATTCCCCTTGTGTATGCTTACTGTGCGAGACCGATAAGAATACGATACTCCTCAAATTGCAGGAGTTCGTTATAGAAACTGTCGTCGCTGCTGGTGCTCACTGTGGGAATGCGATTGATAGCATCAAAGCATTGCTGGACAATCTCATCAAAGGTATAACGAGAGGCAGTGACGTTGTGCATTGGAGTGTTAACTAAGGAGCGAAGAGTTTGTGTGATTCAGATGGAAATGTTGTGCTCAGTCAGTGCAACCAACTTGGCAATCTTCAGGCGGACACTATCAGCAACGTCAGACTCATCATCACCGTAGTTAGCATAATCACCCATTGCAGAATAGATGGCATCCCACTCATCAACCGTGAAAAAGTTGTTGATGGTTTGTGCTTGCTCTTGGGTCATCTTGGTATCGTTCGTCATACTACTGATGCACTTTGACGGGCCCAGTTGTTGTTAACTGGGCACTCTTAAGTGTAACTGGCCACTCAGAAATCAAACACGTCAGAGTTAATCTCAATCACGTTAACTTTCGGATCGGCAAACTTCACACCGTCAGGAGTAGAGTATCCCACACCGACCTCATTCAGGAAGGTTTGATAATCACCACACTCACGGGCAAGGTTATACAGACCCTCATCATTGCCAATCCAGAGAGCAACATTCCAGGTCTCATAGTTGGTCCAACCGTTATAGGTGCGGTCGGTCAGATTGGTCTGGTAGGTGTTAGTCATTGGGGGAAGAAAAGTGTTAGTTAGTGGGAAACGGATTGGGTATCAGAACCCGTAGACTTGCTTGGATTCAGTATCAACAGCAAGGGCACGGCAGATATCATCGTGAAACACATCTGCACCGATTTCGAAGTTGAACCAGTCACCCATTGAGTGCTTAATGTTAAACTGCTCTGCAAGGTTAACAACACTGTAGGCGAACCAGTAGAGAGCAGAGATGTAGGATTCGGTGATCATCTTGGTTTCGTTTGTCCTTATACTACTGATGCACTTTCGGGGGCCCAGTTATGTCTTAGAACCCCTGGAGTAAGTGTAAAGGAATCAGGAGAAAGTGCAGACAATGCGATTGCTACCGATCAACTCATTTCCTACACCTACAATGCAACGGAATTGTTGATGCAAATAGGAACAATCATTCTCGTTGGGAGTATAGGTATGAACGACACCGTTGTTATCTTTCTTGACCAGATAATCATCAGACCAGACAAAACCTTCAGAGAGAAGATCCTTGAGAAACTGATCAAAATCAAACATGAGAGTTAGAGTAAAGAATTGTGGTGGGAATTGTGCCCCTACACTATAGATGCAGTTTGACGGGCCCAGTTTCACTCAGCGACCGAAGGTTCGTGCAATCATTTCCTCAAAAGCTTGCTTGTCTCCATTCTCCCAACGGTCGTCAAGTTCAACCTTAAGTGCATCACGGAACGCGATGGTTTCGCTAACAGTCATTCCGGGATAGTTGGACTTGTGCAGTACATAATGAGAGACAAGATTCCACTGGTGATTAAGACCAGCAGCGGAGGCAGACTTAACGAAATCGAAGTTCATTTGAGAATCGGTGTTCATACTACTGATGCACTTTGAGGGGCCCAGTTGTAGTCACTCAGCGAAGAGTGAGACCATTGGAGAAGGGAACTTCAGTGCCGTTAGTTTCAACGTACCAGTTGAAGTTCTTCTGGTAAACTTTATCACCATTGCCGTGAACTGCAAGAATAGCATTCAGTCGGCTTTTGGTGGTTTTAGATTTATACCCACCGTCAAAAAGACGAATCCAGGTATCACCAATATCAGCAATCAGATTGCCATGCAGACGGACAGAAGATACACCATTCAGAGTAGTAACAGTGGTGTTATCTTGAGACCAGTTCTGCTCATTCTGAATGGCAGAGTTCATCAGGGTTTCAATCTTACGCATTGGGGAAAGTAGCGATGGGGTTGTGCTTATACTACTGATGCACTTTAAGGGGCCCAGTTCAGATCAGTTCAGGGGCAATTTCCTCTGCAAAATCCTTGGCAATCTTTTCATATTGCATAGAGAACAGATTGGACTCCAGAGCATTCTCAACCGAAGAGAAAATCATCCGAATTTCATCCTCAGAAAGAATCAGAGTATAGGTCTTTTCAGTGCTCAGGGTTGCCATTTGTTTGTGTCGGTTGTGCTTATACTACTGATGCAGTTTGAGGGGCCCAGTTTAACTCAGGCACTCATTCAGAATGGTTTAGACTGGTCGGAAGTCTCATTTAGAATACTCTCAAGCTTCATGAGAATTCTATCCAACTTGCGCCCATAGATTGCCTGTCCATCATCAAACAAATTGGATGCCAGACTATCAATCAGAGGAAGAACTTGTGCCCGAATTTGAATTTCTTTTTCAGTCATGATTGTGAAGAATAAGTTATACTCAGGCACTCAAAGCATCATCTACCTGATGCGCGGAAAGTTCAATCCGATTATGTACAGAAACCAGTGCAGCATAGAACTTATTACCAAGACCTGTATGCTTATTGATAAACAGTGCGGAACGGTGAGCATAAGAAATCAGTTGCTCTTTGCCGCCATTCTGATACCATTCAGTCACACGCTTGTATGCATCTTGTGCCAGAACAGTTACAATAGCAAACACAGTCAGAGTAAATGTCACAAACTGTTGCCAATGCTTCTTATACTCAATCTTGGAGAGTTGATTGACCATAGCATCAGCAGGGGGGAAGGATTGTTCAAACATTGTTTTAATCAAGTAAGGTGAATTGAAAAGAAAGATGAACTCAACGAAGGTAAAGATAGCGACCACTCCAGTCTGCATAGCGGTAGCAATTCTCCCGCGATTCTTTATTCAGAAGATTGTATCTGACTCCCTTTGCAGGTGCATTCCAGGAGGCAGATTTCAATACATCACCAGTCGTCTTGTTCACAAAGCAATGAACACTCCGATTCCCAGAAGTAAGCATCACAACCTTGTAATACTTGCGACCTTCAACTATCTCAAAGGTAGTGGTGAAGGTATAAGTACCATTCGCAATCTCCTGCAGACACTTATTGTGATAGTGTGCATCTTGATTGCGCTCAACACAATGACGGTGAGACCTTGTACAGTAGAGACGATAATCAACCTCAAGCGATTCGCAGAGTGCTTGAGTATATTGAAGAATCTCCATCGTGGTTTGGGGAGTGTTCATACTACTGATGCACTTTCACGGGCCCAGTTGTAGTCACTCTGGAACTCTTCATTTCATATAAAAAACCCTTGGGTATCCCAAAGTATATCCAAGGGTTCAGATGCCCCTTGTAGGCGATTCTACAGGGGTCTCAGAGCGTTATAGAAATCACCAAGGATTCTCAGAGAAATCCTCAACGTAGACCTGCACACTTTC